ATGAATCCAAACGCATTGTTATACTCCGTGAATGCTCTGCTAACTCCATTACCTGTTTCAAGTCGATATTGTGCGTAAACAATTTCAGGATGTTTTATCCCCTTGTCCTTGATTTGCTGTAAAGTCAATTGAGCGCCAGATATACTGCTCATCATCAGAAAGCTCGTCATAAGTAGGGGTTTGATAAATGTAATCTTCTTCATTGTATGCTTGGTTTTTATGCCCAAAATATAGGCTTGTTATGTACTTTTTTCCTTCCCATGTTGCGATTGCGTGTCCAACGGTCGCAATGGGTACGTTTAAATGTTTAGCGATGTCCAACTGAATCCAGCCTGCTTCGAGCATGTTACGTACACGCTCGTAAATGTATTCATAACTCGAAGGGCTTTTCACAATAGCAGTTTATTAAAATGTTTTGAAATGGTGCGTATTGGTCGTAATCCGTAACCATGTACTCACCTGACCCACCACACGTTGTACATTGGTTAATTTCTTTGAAGTTGTCAAACTGTTCTAACTCCATTGTAGTACAGATGCGGTCGCCTATCTCATCATACACTAATCCTTCTTGTATGTAAAGACGCTCTCTAAGGTCTTCAAATGATGCGTATACACTGTCGCTGTCAAGACTTACAAACTCAACGTCTGAGGGCATAATTAACGTGTCTACCTTGAATATTTTTTTAATTAACTTCTTCATAACTTCTACCGATTAAATAACAACCTAATAATCCAAATGCAATCCATATTGCTGTGGATGTATTCCAGTACTGATTTACAAATCCTACAATTATAATGCAAATCAATGCGTATAATAATTTTCTAGCGTGCTTCATGTCCCATAATTTTTAAAATGAATAAATAATTTTCTCCGACAACTTTTTGAGTTTCTGTTACTAGCTCCTTTGAATAAGGAATTTTGTCGAATTTGTTACCATAACCTAAAATCTCTCTGATTTCGGTAATTTGACTCTCAATTAATTCTGCTGCTTTCATGTTAAACGTGCGTTACAGTCGCACCCCTGATTTAATTAATATCCTTTTGCTAATTTATACTCATTCCACATTGTATCTAAAACTTGTGGTGTTAATTCAACTCTATGGTTAACCCATTTTTTCAATAAAACTTTTACATCTTCTTCTGAAGTTATTACAAAATTAATTGCCTTAGCGAATGCTTTTAAGTTTTCAACCATTTTTAAATCTAGTGCTTCCATTGTGTTTATGTTTTTAATTATGTTACAAATTTAAACATTTATTATTAATACGCAAACTTTTAAGCAAAAAAAAAGCGATTTATTTCTAAACCGCTCCAAAACACACTATAAAGGTACTAAAATTCTTCTAATAAACAGTATGTTATTCTATTTTGATTTTTAATTAAATTTATGATCATGCTGTATTGTTCTACATTATTGCACACTTGACAACCTGCTGAATAACCACCAATGTTTTCACCAATTTTTTTAACTGACAAATCATTTGAAATGCTGTGAAAGTTTATTCCGTAACCACTTCCCTTTATTGGTGTTCCGATTTCCTCACTTTTACCATCCCTATCTCCATCACGGTAAACGATAAAGTTACCAACTTGACGTAATGCAGGCATTTTACCTTGGTGTAAACCATACGCCCAGACATCGTAATACCATTCGTTGGATTTAACAACCGCGGCACCTACTTTGTTATATTTTAAAAATCCACCTTCCAATATTGGTGTTCCAGGGTTAGTTGTGCCTGTAACAACTTTTACAAATTCTTCACCATTGAATAAGTAAAATTTATCATCGTACTTGTTTGGTGCATCATCATTGCTTCTAACACCAAGGATCCAATATCCTAATGGAATAGTTTTAAATGATTTTAACTCTTCTACTCTATCAAGTAGTTGGTCTGTTGTATAATTTCTAACGTTGCTCATCTATTGTCAATTGAGATAATACACCTGCTACTGACCCAACTGCCACCATATAAGGTGCAATTGCTAAACCGAAAGGCGGTGCGATTAAGACCGCTCCTATTCCTCCGATTGCTATACCTACGCTTTGTACTTTCTTCCAAAAGTTTGGTGTCGGTGCATTCCATCTATTTTTTAATAACTTCAAAACTTCCATCTGTAAATTTTATCATGTAATTACTTGAGTCGCACCAAACTGTTTTAACGACTTTATTGTTTATTATTTGCCCTTCGTAGTATTTACGCTTCATGGGAATTCTGTTACAATTGGATTATAATCGATTTCGGGTAAAACCCAACCGAATAGTATATCTGTTGTGCAATTGAAATATTCCTCGTTTGAAATAAACCATACACCATCTGCATCTAATGTAGGGTTAAAGAATTGAACACCATCATAGGTTTGCCCTACTAATTGGTCTTTTTGTTCTAAGGTTAATTGTCTTACTTTCATTATACGTTACGAGATAAAGTTGTTTGAAATGATTGTACTGCTGAGTAGAAATTAGACGCATCAGTATCTGATAATCCATCCCCTATTGAAGCAAATGCTGTTTGTAAACTTGAAAAAGCAACAGCTCCTGTAATTGTATTTGCGGCTGCTAAATACAAAGGGATATTTGGCAAAATACCTGACCCATTTGTGTTGCTTCCAAAAAGAGTACCATTTTTAAATATTTTATTACTATTGATATTGGCTCTATTACCTATAAACATTCCATCTGTTCTTGAACCTAAATTAGAAAACGGAACTTTTAAATCTCCATTTGTAACATCAAACATATCATTTATTAAACTGCTAGAGGCAGAATCAAAATATAATTGATGACAGGTGCTTCCAGCAATAAACGCATCAAATAAAATTTGATTGCTTGTAAGTGATATATTACTCCTAGAATAATATGATGAGTGTGCATTTGACAACGACCAAGAAACTGAAGGTGTGAATTTAGTATCTGCATAAGCATTTGCTCCGTTTGGCAAAGCCCCTGTGCTTGAATGAGTCCACCCACCAAAGAATTCCAAGTAAAATGCAGCGTTTATTGTTCTAGGATCTTTTAAATTGAACCTGTGTTGTGCCGCTGTACCCCCCACAAATGGGTAAATAGCCTTCATTTTTGTCCAAATGTTTGCAGTTTTTAAATCAGTTACCAAAGTGTTTATGGCACTTTTTTGAGTAGTGTCGGTAATTGTAGCCGCTGTCATAAATGCTTGTGCGTCCGCGTCAAACGAAACGCCACCACTACTACTTACTATCCCGTAATTTGCTAATATCATTTAAATAAATTTTAAGTTTAATTATATTTTCTTCCTTTGGTTTGTACTCTTTTTTTTTCTTCATAAATACCAATTTGTTAAATAGTTATTATGTTGTGGGTAAACATCACCATTCTCATTCGTTGTATACTCAGGAAACAAACTATTGTTTTTACAAATATAGTCTAAAAACCTTTGAGAGTAACTTTCTGCAATACGTTTTTCTTTTTCGATTAAATAGTCAACTTCCTCTTTTGAAACAATTTCGCTATTCTCAGATTGGTGCTTATAAATCCCTTTATTTGAAATTGTGTAAGCGCAAAACGGTAAATATTCAACCATAGTAAAATGGATCAACATAGGCTTTAAATAGGACCTTACAAGGGTTATATAGTTGCCCGAAAGTGCGTTGTTGGTAATATCCGTTTTTATTTTATCCAATAGCTTACTCCCAGTGTATTGTTGTATCCAAATATTTTGGGCTACAAGTACAAATTGAATAACTTTATCAACGTCTGTATTTGCGTTCAAAGAAGTGTATTCTTGCAAGTCTTTTTTCGATATTAATAGTGCTTCTGCCATGTCTTAATTATTTAGGTAAAAATCCCTTGTTAGGCATATCAATTGGTCTTGTATAAACTTTTTTGTCATTCACGGGAACAATCTCACCAAGTTTGCGAGCTATGGAAGGTCTAAACTCTTTCATGTATTTTTTCGCGATTGGTGAATTAACGTCTGATTTACGTAAATACGTCTCTCTCACCCATTTATGGTGGCAAGCTCCTCCGCCCTTATATAACCATATATCATATGTAGTCGCTCCACCCGGCCCTAAACCACCAACCGTACCATCTGAACGTGTACGTGTTTGGTTTACAATTTCATTACTCATTCTAACAATGTCTTCTTTTCTATAAACTTTATTAGCTTGAATCATCTTTTTACAGAATAATCTTGAGTCATCAGAAGTATCACCTGTATATCTATAACGATGTTTAAATAGTTTACCGTCTTGAATACTGCTTGCGTTTGGTCTTGCTGTACCTGTTTTTACAAAATTTAAAACCTTAGAAAGATTTGTAGGGTTGTTTAGTTTTTCAAGCTCTGCATCCAACTCATCTTCTAAATCATAATCGACTTCTCTGCTGTCAACTAACACCCATTCATCTAAATCAATATCCTCCCCATATTTCGCGACATCTAATTCGTCTTGTGCACTCATTTTAACATCTTGTACGGGCTGTGGCTCATCCCCTTGTAAAGGATTCAATGTTTTAAATTTAAGGTTAAGTGAAACACCATTAAATGATAACACTTTTTTAAGCATTTCAACGATCATTTGTTGTTTTGGTTTGATTACCATGTTTTCAAACAACAAAGCGCCTGTTTTCATTTCGTCAGCATTGCTACTAAAACCTGATGCAACTGATACCCCAAATAATAAAGGAGTAGTAACGTTATGAGAGCGTAATATTTTGAAGGTAGATTCATCACTTAAATATTGGTAATGTTCTGGAGCATCGTTTAAGGGTACAGTGTCAATTGTTGTTTTAGTAGACTCATTCTCGTTAAATGATATTACAACTTTCTTACCTTTTGACCCTGTTAATTTACTAATTACTTGAGCTGAAATTTCATCTTTCATCTCGTCAGTAGGAGTACCATTGTTAAAATTCACGATACTGGTGGGCGCGAAGGAGTTTTCAACCTCATTAATAAGGTATTCAGCAATTTTTTGCTCAAGGTATGCGTAATCAATCCCACCTTGATAATCGACGTTTGAAAAGTATTTCATACCCGCACTATACGGAGCTAGATACAAAATTTCAACTTCTTTTTTTGACGTTCCAAAAGCATCAAATCGCTTAGGCACATACTTTTTAGGGTCGCTCCAATTGTCGGAATAGAAATATCCTACAATGTCACCATCTTGGTTGCATTTTTCAGGTCTTAATAACTGTATAGGTGTATGAAAAGCCCTTGTAATTGCCTTATGTCCCTTATCGTAATGAATCTGTAATGCACACTGTCCTAATGCGTACAAATCAAAGATAATACGCCTTAAATCGTCTTCCTTTAATATAGATAACAGTTGCGCCCATTCGTTTGGTTTCATCGCGCTATCCGTAGCTGTTAAGCCTTGAC